TCTCCCTTATAGTGAGGGCCTGGCACATCGGTAGGCAACAAGTCACAGCTCACGGCCTCATGTCCCTCGCTAATAAATGCGTCGCGTACCGTGCCGCTGTACTCACAAGCAATAAGCACTCTCATGCTGCCTCCTGCTCTTTGAGATACGCGCTCAGGCGCTTTACTCGGGCCTTGTTGTATGCCACCAGCGACTGGGCGTACTCGACACCCGTCTCGGCGCGTAGCAAAGCGTGTTCGGCTTCAACAAGCTCGGCCACAACGCACTCAATTGGCGTTATTTTTCTGAAAATATTTTTGATGCTAATCATGGTTGTCTTGCCTCTTGTAGTATTTCAATGCGCTCGCGGCTGACGCGCAACGTGTTGTAGCGCTGGTGCAGGCGCTCTAGTACCGACACACGGCGCTCGTGCTTGCGCTCGTGCATTAGCATTTCCAAAACCTTGACCTCGTTCAAGGTTCGCAGTTCAGCATTAAGACTTCGCCAAGTAATTGTCAATTTTCTTCTCCAGTTGTTTTAAGGTGTTTTCCAGCCGGGCCGTTGTCCGCGTCGCCGCGTTCAACTCCCGTTGCCGGATTCGTAGTTCAGCGCGCGTCGCCTTTAACTGCGCTTTCCAAAGATCAATTCGTTTCATTTAAGAGCCTCCATAGCAACTTCCGACAAGGCGCGTTTGTCGTGCAGCGCGCCCCAAATTTTTTCGTCAATCGTGCCGCTGGTCAGCAGCACATAGACCCACACGTCTTGCGTCTGGCCGCTGCGGTGCAGCCGACCAACTGTTTGTTCATACAGCTCTTGCGACCACGGCAACGACAAGAAAACCATCCGGCAACCACCATGCTGCAAGTTCAGGCCGTGTCCGGCTGACTTTGGATGCACCAACAGCAACTCGACCTGACCTGCGTTCCAGCGCGCTATCACGTCAGCGTCGTCCAGCGTCTGCGCGTGCTTGTGGCGGCGCTTGAGTTCGGCCAGTTCCTCTTGGTACTGGTAAACAATAATTGTGTTGGCGCGCTGGTTCTCTTGCAGCAAGTCGTCCAGCGCGTCGAACTTGTGCGCCGACAGCCAGACCGGGCCGGTGTCGGTGTACAAGAAGCCGCTAGACATTTGTTGCAGCTTCTGCGTCACGACAGCCGCGTTAACAGCCACCACGTCGTCCAGCACAAAGTCCTTCTTCATGGTCTTGTAGTCGGTCATGTCCATCGCGCAGCGCAACTCGACCGTGTGGCAGGGCGGCAGCTTGTCTTTGTAAGCGCCCGGCTCCAACACAAACGTCGCGGGCTTGATGCGCTGCATGACTAACTCCAGCGCGCCGCGCCGGGGCGCCCAGTCGCCGTACTCTTTGTTCATCAAAATAAAGTACTGCTGCTTAAACGCGCCTTTGCTGCGGCCAAGCAGCGTCTGGTCAACGATTTTGCACTGACCGAACACGTCTTCTAGGCCGTTGCTGGTAAATGATCCGGTCAATCCCCAGCGGATGTTAATGTCGCCGATGACTTTGTTAAGCGCCTTAAACCTAGCGCCGGACGGGTTCTTCAGCTTGGTCAACTCGTCGTAGACGATAGCGTCGATGTGGCTCAAGTTCTGTAGCGCCAACCACTGAATGTTGTCGTAGTTCGTCACAAGAATCTGAGCGTCGCTATAAAGCGCCGCTTTACGCTGCGCCGGTGTGCCGATGGCTACGGCCAGCGTGACGCCAGGTGCCCACTTCGGCTGCTCGACCGGCCACACGTCAGTGCAGACGCGCTTAGGTGCCAGCACCAGAAAGCGCTTAACATGGCCGTCGATCAGCATGGCTTTCATAGCCGTCAGCGTGATAGCTGTCTTGCCAGCGCCAACTGGCGCAAGGATCATCGCCCGGTCGTGCTCGTACAAGAAGTCGGCAGCGTTGTCTTGATATGGGCGCAAAGTCATACGTTTTCCTTGAGCCATTCGTCGATGTGATCTTTGTTCCACAGGCAGGCGTACTTCTGATTCATACGCGCCATGTCGGACTGGAACACCTTCTGCAAAGGCGACAAACGCCCGCCTTCGGTCTTGACCTCTATGAACCACGTCTGGCCGTTAGGCAGACAGACAATACGGTCTGCAACACCTCGGTGCGCAGGGCTGGTAAATTTGTAAGCCATACCGCCAATCGCTTTGACACGCTTAACGAGGTAGGCTTCGATTTGTTTTTCAAGCATGGCCTGAATCATACGCGTAAAAAACTTTCGCACAGCTATTTATTTGTGTGCTAAACTTGAGGCTCAATCAACAAAAGGACTCTGAAATGAACAATACAAACACAGGTGGGCCAGCGTTCCCCGTTCCCAATGATGCAAACGTCAACCACCAAGAAGGCATGACGCTACGTGATTACTTTGCTGCCAAAGCAATGGAGGGCTTGTTAGCCTGCCCCGAAATCAAGGGCCAGCCGTATGAGTTTGCTACGCGGGCATACTCAGTGGCGGACGCTATGCTGAAAGCTCGCGATGCAGCACAGTAACATTGTCGGCGGCTCGACCGCCAAGCGCGTCATCAACTGCCCCGGCAGTGTGGCGCTGGTGCAAAAGATGCCGCGTCAAGGCTCAAGCAAGTACGCTGACGAAGGCACGCTGCTGCACAACGTCATCGCTGACGTGCTTATGTCGGGCAACAAGCCAGAAACGTATATCGGCACGAAGTACATGGATCAGGTGCTGACGCAGGACTTGATTGACGACAAACTACAAGTGGCGCTGGACGCGCTTAACGTCATCGACCCAGACAACGTGATGGATATTGAGATGGAAACCCGCGTGGGCTTTGGTGACTTGCTGCCCGGCGTGTTCGGCTCAACCGACTTGCTGGGGCGCATCGGCAAACGCGCCGTTGTGCTGGATTGGAAGTTTGGCGATGGCGTGGCTGTAGATGTTGTAGAAAACCAACAGCTCATGTTTTACGCTGCGGCTGCTATGCGCACTACTGCCGCGCAGTGGGCGTTTGAGGGCGTCACTGAGATCGAGTGCATCATCGTGCAGCCGCCAGCAATCAAGCGCTGGGTGACAACGCCGGAACGCATTGCGCAGTTTGAGTTGCAGCTGGTGCAGGCGGTCAAGGCGGCGCAAAAGCCTGACGCGCCATTGGCGACTGGTGACCACTGCCGCTGGTGCAGCGCCAAGCCTATTTGCCCGAACATGAACGGCGAGATCGAGCGCGAGACGCAGCGCACTGTCAAACTATTGACACCCGACGAGTTAGGCGCGTGCTTGGCCCGCGCTGACGCGCTGGAGAAATATATTGACGACTTGCGCGGCTTGGCCGCAACGGTGCTTGAGACTGGTGGTAAAGTGCCCGGCTACAAGATGGTTGCTAAACAAGCGCGACGTAAGTGGAAAGATGAACATAAGGCCAAAAGGCACTTTGGGGACTTGCTTGGCTCCATGTGCATGTCATCCGAATTACTCAGCCCTGCTCAAATGGAGAAGGTGCTGAAAAAGAGCAAGCAGGCAGTGCCCGACGATTTTGTCGAGTCAGTGTCTTCTGGCAGTACCCTTGTATCGGAGAGCGATCCCCGACCAGAGGTGCTTCAACTTGGAGCGCAATTAAAAAACGCTCTTTCTAAACTTCAATGAAAGTAATTTATGTCAAACGTTGCTATTTTTTCTCAAGCTAATCTGCCATCCGTCGCTACGCTGTCCACTGCCTTGCGCAGCTTGGAGACAAGCGCAGGCCCATCCGGTGTGACCATCCTCAAGATGGACAAGACTGGGCATTGGGTTTTCGGTGCAGACCAGACCGAAGTGCAGGCCGAGTCTACTTGGGCCATCAACCCTTTCTCTTTTGTCCACGGCTTCATTGCGTGGGGTGACGGTGAGGTGTTGGGTGAAAAGATGACGGGCGTGTCTGAGCCATTGCCTGAACTGGACGCAGCGCCTCCGGCTGCAAAACAGGGCTGGCAAAAGCAGTTGGGGTTTTCGCTCAAGTGTTTGTCTGGTGATGACGCTGGCCTTGAGTGCCGCTACAGCAGCACTTCAACGGGTGGCCTTCGCGCTATTCAAACCATTGGCGCGGCTTTGGCCGAGCAAGTGGACAAAGACCAGACCAAGCCAGTGCCGGTGGTGATCTTGAAAAAAGACCACTATCAGCATAAATCATATGGTAAAATATATACACCTGTGTTTCAGGTAGTTGAGTGGATGAGCTTAGACGGTGAGCCTGCGTCTGGTGAGTCCGGTGAAGATACACAAGCCCCGGCACGTCGTCGTCGCGCCGTATAAAAAGGAAGGGCTGGCCTAAAGGCTGGCCTTTTTTACCTATGATAGAAATATGGAAAGCTGTGCCCGGTTTTGAAGGGCAATACGAGGTCAGCGATCAAGGCCGGGTTAGGTCGCTAGATCGAATTGTGCTTCGTCGGTATGCAAACGGGCGTCCTGCTACGCCGATTTCGTACAAGGGAAAAGTAATTTCGACGCAGCGTAAAAACTGCGGGCACATCAAAGTTAATTTAGGCGCGGGTGTGCACCGCCTTGTGCACAGACTGGTTATGTGCGCCTTTGTAGGTGCGCCGGGAGCCGGGCAAGAATGTTTGCACAACAACGGTATACCAAATGACAACCGCAAAGAAAATTTACGCTGGGGCACCCGCGTCGAAAATAAAAACGACGAGAGAAGACACGCGCAAGAATATGGACGCAAGCAAGGTGTATCGCATTTGACAGAAGACACCATACGGGCGATTAAAAAAGATTTGACTGACCCCAATCGTCCATCGCAAAAAGTTTTGGCTAAAAAGTACGGTGTTCACTACAACACGATAAACAACATTAGCCGGTGTTTTACACATCGGTGGATTTCGGTATGACAATACTCTGGATCGACTTCGAAACTAAAAGCCGCTGCGACCTAAAAGCTAAAGGCGTTTACAACTACGCGCAAGACGCCAGCACTGACGTACTCTGCATGAGCTACGCCTTTGACGACGGTGAGGTCGTCACTTGGTTGCCGGGGCAAGAATTGCCGCCTGCTGTGCGCAATCATACCGGCTTGATCTACGCGCACAACGCGGCGTTCGAGCGTCTGATTTTTTGGTACGTCTTGCAGATCAATTTCAAGCTGGAGCAGTTCTACTGCACCGCAGCCCAAGCCCGCGCCAACTGCGCGCCTGGAAGCCTTGAGGATGTTGGCCGGTTTGCCGGTGCGTCTATGCGCAAAGACCATCGTGGAAGCCAGCTGATACGCTTGCTGTCACTGCCCCGCGCTGACGGCAGCTTCAACGACGACCCGAAACTAATGGCCGAGATGGTGGCTTACTGTGAAATGGATGTAAAAGCCATGCGCTCGATTAGCCAAGCCTTGCGCCCGCTGTCAGACGATGAGCTGGCCGACTACCACGTTAACGAGCGCATTAATGATCGCGGCCTGCTGGTGGACGTGCCGCTGTGCAACGCCGCTATCAAGTACGCCGGTGACGAGACGGCTGAGATTCAGCAGATCGTGCTGGACGTTACCGAGGGCGCTATCACCAGTGTGCGCAGCCCCAAGATGCGCGAGTGGGTGCTAGAGCGCGTAGGCGACGAGGCTAA